CGAAGCTCCAGATCAACGCGCTGACCGTGGACGGCGAGAAGCTCTCCGTCGTGCTGAAGGCTGGCACCACCCGGAGCAGGCGCTGGACGTGGTCAAGGACCTCCGCGCCCCGCGCCACCTGATCACCACCCAGGGCAGCGATCTCTGGCCGTAGGGCCGCGAGCCCCGCCCCGCCCCGCCGGGGCGGGGCTGCTCTCTGCGTTGACCTTGACACGTTTCAATCCTGGATGAGCTGTACGCTCAGGGCATGAGCGAGCAGGAGGAGCCGACGGCTCCGCAGAGAGTGGTCAGGGGCTTCGCCTTCCGCGGGGCCGCGCAGCAGATGATCAAGTGCAAGGCGGGCGAGGTGCTCCTGGCCGGCCCGGCCGGCACGGGCAAGAGCTTCGCCAACCTGGTCAAGTTGCACCTGATGATGCTGGCCAACCCCGGCGCGCGTGGGCTCATCCTGCGCAAGACGCACGTCAGTCTCACCGAGACGGGCCTGGTGACGTTCAAGGAGAAGGTCGCTACGGAGGCATTCGCCGCGGGCGTGGTGACGTGGTACGGGGGCAGCGGGGACAAGCCTGCCGGCTACCGGTACTCCAATGGATCTTTCGTGGCGGTTGGCGGGATGGACAAGCCAATGAAGATCATGTCATCGGAGTACGACGTGGTCGTGGTGATCGAGGCGACCGAGCTGACCTTGAACGACATCGAGATGGTGACCACCCGGCTACGCAACGGGGTTATATCGTTTCAACAGCTCCTGATGGACTGCAACCCCCAGAAGCCCACGCACTGGCTGAAGAAGCGGTGCGACGAGGGACAGACCCTCATGCTCCATAGCCGGCATGAGGACAACCCCCGCATCGCGCAGGCGGACGGGACGCTCACGCAGTACGGGCGCGACTATCTGGCCGTGCTCGACCAGCTCACCGGGGCGCGCAAGCAGCGCCTGCGCTACGGCAAGTGGGCCGCCGCGGAGGGCATCATCTATGAGGGCTGGGACCCTGCGATCCACCTGAGCGACCGCGCGCCGCGCAAGGGCACGAGCAACTTCACCGACCACACCCGCTACTGGGTGATCGACTTCGGCTTCACCAACCCCTTCGTCTGGCAGCAATGGGCGGTGGACCCTGACGGCCGGCTGCTCCTGGAGATCGAGATCTACCACACGCAGCGCTTCGTGGAGCGGCACGTGGAGGACATCCTGCGTGAGGTGATCTACAAGGAGTCGTGGAAGGAGATGGAGGCAGAGTGGAACAAGCTGCCTGACGACTTCCGCAACACGCAGAGCCGGACCGCGTGGATCGCCAACCGCGCCCGCTGGAAGTACCCGAAGCCCCGGCGCATCATCTGTGACCACGATGCGGAGGACCGGGCCACGTTCGAGCGGCACTCCGGGCGCGGCACGGTCGCCGCGGACAAGCGGGTGAGCGTGGGCATCGAGGCGGTGGCGAAGCGCCTGAAGGTCGCGGGTGACGGCCGGCCGCGCCTGGAGATCTCCCGCGCCGCGCTGGTGGAGCGCGACCAATCGCTGGCCGACAGGGGCTTGCCGACCTGCACCGCGGAGGAGTGGGACGGCTACTCGTGGAAGCCCAAGCCGAACACGGCCAGCGCGGAGCAGAAGCCGGAGCCGGACGAGCCGATCAAGGCGAACGATCACGGGATGGACACCACACGCTACGTCGTGATGGAGGTGGACCAGGGCACCCGGCCGCGAGTGCGCTGGATGTGACCACGCTCAACGTAGGGATGTTGTACCATCCGTGGCATGACCACCTCGGGGCGCTCGGTGCACTGGGAGCGCTTGGCCGCGCTCCGGTCGCCACTCATGCTGTTCATCGGACTCGCGTTCCTGTGCGTGGCCGCGTTCATGTGGACCGCGATCGCAGGTTGGGCGTCGGTCGGCATCGCGTTGATCCTGCTCGGCTACCTCACGGACGCTGCCCCAGCTGATGACTCGGCGGTGCGGCGATGACCGACTTCGCCACTCCCGGGAGGCCGGAGGACCGTGCTGAGTCTGAGCGCTGGGAGCGCGCCAAGGACAAGACGCCACGCGAGCCGGCCGCCGCGACCGGTCCCGAGGTGACCGAAGTCGAGGTGGACAGCCCCGACCCCACGGTCCACAACCGCCGCATGCGCACTGCCGGCCGCACCTTCACGGAGCGCCGCGTGCGTGACGAGATCGACATCCCGCCCGGTGCCCGCACCATCCGTGGCCTGCGTGACCGCAACCGGGTGATCGAGTGACCCTCTCCGCGCTCGGCCTGCTCGGTCGCTTCGGCGACCGCCTCTCTCTCGGCGCGCGCCGGGAGATCTCCAACGTCAGCCCCGTCCCGCTCGCGCGCCGTGGCGCTGCGTGGCGCATGCCGGGGCTCGGTCGTGCCGACTACATCCGGCAGATGGAGGCGTATGGCACGGACGCCGTGGTCTACCCGATCGTCAACCGGCTGTTCACGGCCACGGGCGAAGCGCAGTGGGAGGCCTGGAACCGCTCGCCGTCCGGCCGCGAGGAAGACCGCACCCCTGCCACCGCGCCGGCCGCCATCGCCGCCCTGGAGCTGATCCGCAACCCGGTGCCCGGCCTGCTCGATGGCACCGGCCTGGTGGAGGCGGGGCAGCAGCACAACGACTTGACCGGCGAGACCAACGTGCTGGTCGGCATGACGCCCGGCGTGGCGTGGCCCACGGACCTCTGGCCGTGCCGCCCCGATCGCCTGGAGCCGGTGCCCGAGACGAACGGCTACCTGAAGGGCTGGGTGTACACCGGCCCGGACGGTGACCGCGTCCCGCTGGAGCCGTGGGAGCTGTTGCGTCACAAGCTGCCCAACCCGCTCGACATGTACCGCGGCATGGGGCCAATCCAGGCGCTCCTGCTGGAGCTGGACTCGCAGCGCTTCGGCAAGGAGTGGCAGGCTCAGTTCTTCCAGAACAGCGCCCGGCCGGGCGGCATCCTTGAGGTGGACAAGCAGCTCAGCGATGACGAATTCGACGAGATGCGCGACCGCTGGGCGGAACAGCATCAGGGGCTGGGCAAGGCACACCGGGTGGCCATCATCGAGCAGGGCGCGAAGTGGGTGGAGACCAGCTTCTCCATGCGCGACCTCCAGATGGTCGAGATGGACGGCGCGGCCAGGGACAAGACGCTCGTCGCGTTCGGCTTCCCGAAGGCCATGCTCGGCATCGTGGAGGACGTGAACCGCGCCAACGCGGAAGCCGGCGAGTACCTCTTCGCCCGGTGGCTGACCCAGCCGCGGCTGAAGAAGTGGCGCGGCATGTGGAACAACCAGCTCCTGCCGCTCTACGGCAAGGACATCCAGCGCAAGTTCGAACTGGATTTCGTCTCGCCCATCCCCGCCAACAGCGAGGTGGCGATCGCCGAGCTGGACGTCAAGAGCAGGGCGCTCATGCTGCTGACCGCCGATGGTAGGTATGATGCGACCAAGGTGCTCGACATGCTGGAGTGGCCGGACCTCGGTTACACCCCAGCGCCGCCGCCGCCTGCTCCGGTGATCATGCCGCCCGCTCCGCAGCCTGAAGGCGATCCTGCCACGGGCGGCACCGTGAAGGACAGTGGCTACCGGGTGGGCGAAGGCGGCATCGAGGCGGCGATGCGGTGGGTCGCCCGTGCCGAAGACGATGACAGCACCTGCTCGCCATGCTCCAGCAACAACGGCAAGACGTACCGCAACCGTGCCGACGCCTACGCGGACTACCCGGGTGGCAGCGGCTACATCAAATGCGCGGGGCGGGACAACTGCCGGTGCACCGTGATCAAGCGGAAGGGACAGTGATGAACAAGCGCCGTCGTGATCTGGTGCAGAAGCTTTACAACTCCGTCACCGTGGACGTGCTCACGAAGCAGGGTCCCGGCAAGCTCGACCGGCCAGGGCTCGCCGTGCGCAACGAGGGGGGCGCACGGGAGCTGATGATCTACGGGCGCATCGGCGGGGGCGGATGGTTCGATGAGGGGATCGGTGCGGCGGACGTGGCCGCCGCACTCCGCGAGCTGGGTGCCGGCCCGATCGACGTGCGGATCAACTCCGGCGGCGGGGACGTGTTCGATGGCGTGGCCATCCATTCGCTGCTTGCGCGGCACCAGGGCACGGTGACCACCTACGTCGATGGGCTGGCCGCCAGTGCCGCGAGCTTCATTGCCATGGCGGGGGACAACGTGGTGATGGCGCGCAACGCCTTCCTCATGATCCACGACGGCATGACGATGACGTACGGCAACGGCAACACGCACCGCAGCTCGGCCGATCTGCTCGACAAGATCAGTGACACGATCGCTGACATGTACGCCGAGCGAGCCGGTGAGGACGTGGAGCACTGGCGCAACCTGATGACCGTCAACGGTGAGGACGGCACCTGGTACTCCGGGCAGGAGGCGCTGGAGGCCGGCCTGGTGGACGAGCTGACCGGCAAGGAGCAGGACGCTCCGGACGCGCGCCTGCTGGCCGGTTGGAGCAACGTGCTCCCGGAGCGCATCACGGCTCAGCTCCCGGAGTCCAAGGAGCAGGAGCCTGACGCTTCTCCAGGGCCAGAGGAGCAGGCTCCCGCTCCGGAGCTGGAGCAGAGCGCGGAGCAGGCCGCTCCGGAGCTGGAGCAGAACGAAGAGACCGAGGCGGACGCCGACTGGCGGTACCGCATGGGGATGCAGCACTACCTGATCAGTGGACCGGGTACACCGGCCAGAGAGGACGCGAACGCATGAGCACCAAGCTGGCCGTGCCCACCACGGCGGAAGGGCTCCAGGAGACCCTCCTGGACCGCAAGAAGATCAACACCCTGATGGACGAGGGGAGCTTCCCCGAGTTCATCCAGAACTACGTCAACGTGCACGCCAAGGCCAACGTCGACGTGAGCGCCCAGGTGCAGGAGCAGATCGACGCAGCCCTGACCAACTTCGCCCGTGAGAACATGGTGGAGCTGAAGAAGGGCGGCCGGAAGCTGAGCAACCGCGAGGTCGCCGCGGACGACTTCTCGGCCCGCAAGAGCGCGAGCAAGTGGAACGAGCAGGCCCCGGGCAAGGAGCTGGACGGCAAGTTCAAGGGGCTGTTCGACTTCCTGAAGACCGTCGACCACCACGCGGACCCGCGCGAGGCGGACATCGGCGCGGCGCAGAAGCTGATCAAGAACGCCATGTCGTCCACCGACCCCGGCTCGGGCGGCTTCCTCATCCCCGAGGAGTTCCGTTCCGACCTGCTCCGCGTGGCGCTGGAGACGGCGATCGTCCGCCCGCGGGCGCGCGTCATCCCGATGGCGTCGCTGCGCACGTCGTGGCCGGCCATCGACGCCACCACCAACAGCGGCTCGGTCTACGGCGGCATCGTCGGCTACTGGACCGAGGAAGCCGCCGCGCTGATCCAGTCGCAGCCGAGTTTCATGCGGATCGTGCTGGAGGCGAAGAAGCTCACCGCCTACACCGAGGTCCCGAACGAGCTGATCCAGGACAGCTCGCCGTCCGTGGACGCGCTCGTCAACGAGCTGTTCCCCGAGGCCATCGCCTGGTTCGAAGACCTGGCGTTCCTGCGGGGCACCGGCGTGGGTGAGCCGCTGGGCGCGCTCAACCCGCTGAACAATGCGCTGCTCTCGATCGCTGGTGAGGGCGGCCAGGCGGCCAGCACCATCCTGTGGGAGAACATCATCAACATGTATTCCCGCATGCTGCCAGCCTCGCTCAACAGCGCGGTATGGCTGGCCGCGCCGAACACCTTCCCGCAGCTGGCCACCATGGCGCTGTCGGTCGGCACCGGCGGTTCAGCCATCTGGCTGAACAACGGCGTGGAGGGCCCGCCCGTCACGATCCTCGGTCGGCCGGTCATCTTCACCGAGAAGGCCGGTGCGCTCGGCGCGGCCGGTGACCTGTCGTTCGTCGACTTCAACCAGTACCTGCTGGGCGACCGCATGGCGATGAGCGCCGAGGTCTCCCCGCACTACAAGTTCGGCAACGACGTGACTGCGTACCGCTTCATCGAGCGGGTGGACGGTCGCCCGTGGATGCAGAGTGCGATCACCCCCAGCAACGGCGGGCCGACTCTGAGCCCGTACGTGCAGCTGGCCGCGCGCTGATCCACCTGGCCGGCGTCATCGCCCTGACGCCGGCCGCGCCCCCTGCCCCCGCCCGACTCCACCCTTCGCCCCGGTGGATAGGGCGGGGGGTCGCGATGACGCCGGATCGGACCGGTCGGGGGGCACGCATGGCAGTGACACCCCATGCCCTACGAAAGGACTTGTCAGATGAGCTCGATTCTCCCGCTCGGTCGCGCGTTCAACCTCGGACGCACCGCGTCCGGCGGCAACGTTCGGCACAACCTCCGTGACGCGTCCGGCGCGATGTTCCTCGTGGACACCCCCGCCAACGCGAGCACGCTCACGCTGAAGGAGGCGAACGCGGCATCGGGCGGCACCATTCAGACCCTGACCGCCGGGCCGACCAACGCGGAGTACTACACCCAGTCCGCCGGTGTGTGGACCCGCGTCACCTCGGGTATCTCCAACGGCGTCATCACCGTGTCCGGCACGCCGGATCTGCTGGCCGTGTTCGTCAACCAGGGTCAGCTCTCGGACGGTTTCGCCTACGTCACGGCCGACCACTCCGCGAAGGTCACCAACGTGATCCTCGCGGACCTGGACGTGCAGCGTAAGCCGGCCAACCTCCGCGACGTTCGCGCCTAGTCCACGAAGGGAGATCGAACACCATGGCTTCTCAGATTCCCGGCACTGGACAACGTGCCCAGTACGGCATTCGCGTGGACCGCGCGGCGGCATCGCTGCCCGCCTCCACCAGCGGCAACCTGTTCGCCGTGTCCGGCCGGGTGCTCATCACGACCATCGTGGGCACCGTCACCACCGCGATCCAGGCGCAGGCCAACGCGGTCAAGCTGGAGGCCTTCCTCACCTCCGCGGCGGCGGCCACCGACATGTGCGCCACGGCCGAGTCCAACGGTCAGGCGGTCGGCAAGCTGTTCGGCATCGCCGGCGCGGTGGGCACGGCGGCCACGTTCGGCTTCGCCGTCCCGCAGAACAACGAGCTGATCGTGAACGGGCCGGGCTTCATCCGGCTCAACGCGGCGGCCACCAACACCGGCGCGATGTCGTGGACCGTCACGTACATCCCGCTCGACGCCGGCGCAACCGTCACGGCGGTGTAGTCATGGCAGCCTCGCTCGCCAACCAGACAGCAGTCATTGGCCGCGTGGCCACCAGTACCACCAGCGCGCAGCTTGCCGCTGGTGGTACTGGTCGTGCCCGCTATATCTACAACGACTCGGCCGGCGTGCTGCTCGTGTCGTTCAGCACCAGCGCGGCCAGCGCGACCGCCTTCACCTTCAGGTTGGCCGCGAACACGGGGCAGCTTGTGGAGGCATACGGCGGCCCGATTCAGGGAATCCTGGATACGGGCACCGGAAACGCCCAAGTCACCCAGTGGTAAGGAGATCATTATGCCGAAGGCCAATCACGGTGGAGCCACGTTCTACGGCTATGAGGGCGTCGTGCTCGACTCGCATGACCGTCCGTCCGAGCTGGACCCGAGCCGGAACGTGGACGGCTCGGTCGTGGACGGGTACGAGTCCGACGAGCGCGACCTGACCGACCGCAAGGACGAGGCCCCCGCGGTCCCGGTGGACGCGCCGGTGCCGGCCGAGTCCGAGAAGCCGGACGAGCAGGACGACGAGTCCGAGTCCGCGGACAAGGGCGAGAAGGAGGTGCCGTCATCTCCTGGTCACAGCTCCAAGGCATCGCCCGCATCGCTCGACAAGAGCGAGCCGAAGACGCTGCCGCGCCGCAGGTAGCCTGCCCCAACGACGGCGAACCCCTCACGGAAGCGCGGGGGGTTCGCCACTGCCGATACGATGGCTGGACGTGGCGCGGCACTGTCGCCGAAGCTCCACCGTCCTGATGTAGTAACATCGGCGCTGACGGCGGGGAGCGAAAAGGTCGGCGGCCAGAGCGGCGCGCAAGCGCATGCAGGTGACGCAGTCGTTCCCCGCGTCCATAACTTCAGATCGCCATCACCGGGGACCGAGGTCCCTAGGCCAGAATGCGAGGCAAACGGTGGAGGAACGAGCAGTCTACTGCACCCGTGAGTCAGTCATGGGGGCACCGGACATCCGTGCATCCGCGTACGTAGAGTCACAGATCGATGAAGCCATCGTCGCTGGCGCTACCGCGTGTGACAAGCTCCTCCACCGTTCCTTCTTCCCCTGGCAGGGGACGCGCACCTTCGACTGGCCGAACACCCAGGACGCCGGCCCGTACCGGCTGTGGCTGGACGACTCCGGCCTCATCTCCCTGACCGCGGCCACGTCCGGCGGCACGAGCATCCTGTCCGCCGTAAAGCTGCGTCCGAACCGCTCAGGGCCTCCGTACAGCCACGTGGACATTGACCGTGCCACGAGTAGCTCCTACAGCTACTCGTCTGGCACCGGGCAGGACAGCGTGTCCCTGACGGGGCTGTGGGGCTACACCAACACCGAGCGCACCGTAGGCACCTTGACCGCGGGCATCACCGCTTCCGCCACCGTGATCCGCTACACGCCCACCACCCGCGTCATCGGCGTGGGCAGCACGCTGCGGGTGGGCTCGGAGCGGATGCTGGTCAACGGGAAGCGCTGGGTGGACAGCACCCAGACAGGCACGCTGGCCGCTCAGCCCAACGCCACCTCGCTCACCGTGGCCAACGGCGCGGCCTTCATTGCCGGTGAGGAGCTACTCATCGACTCCGAGCGCCTCCTCGTGGTGGCGGTGACCGGCAACGTGCTCAACGTTCGGCGCGCAGTTGCAGGAAGCACGATCGCCGCGCACACCACGGCGGCGCTCTACTGGCCGCGTGACCTGGAGGTGACCCGCGGGGCGCTGGGCACCACGGCGGCCACCGGCACGCTGGGGGACACGGTGTACGTGCACGTCCCGCCGGCGCTGGTCGGCCAGCTCAACCGCGCGTACGCCCTGGACCAGTTCTTCCAGGAAGGCGCGGGCTACGCCCGGACCATCGGCACCTCGGAGTCGGAGCGCGAGTACAGCTCCCGCGGCATCCGCGAGCTGGAAGGCCGCGTGTACGGCGCTTTCGGGCGCAAGGTCCGGACGCGGGCGGTCTGACCATGGCGCAGGACGTGACCGTGTACGGGCCGATCTTCGACGGCCGGGCGGACCTGGCATTGACGCAGGCGTGCCAGGAATCGGAGCGCTCGATCGCCATCCTTGGCGCGAGCATGCTCCGGCAGTTCGCCGCGCGCATGTTCCGGCGCGAGAGCAATCCGCCCTACTACCGGTTCAAGGTAGAGGCGAAGGCGACCGCGCCCGGCTGGAAGATCTGGGACCAGGACGTGATCTACGGTCCGTGGCTGGAGGGCACCGGTTCGCGCAACCGCACCACGCGGTTCAAGGGCTACCGCCTCTTCCGCATCACCAGCGCGCGGCTTCAGATGATGGCGCGCGGCATCGTGGAAGGCGTCATCTCCCGCTACTCCAACAGGTGGCAGTGATGGACTTTACGGACGCCATCGCCTACGTTACCGGTGCCGCTGCGCAGACCGGTCACTTCGACTCGGTCAACGGCCACGAGCCGAAGGCCGCGCCGTCCCGCACCGGCATGACCGCGGCTGCCTGGATCCAGTCGTGGCGACCGGTGCAGTCGAGCGGGCTCAGCTCGATCTCGATGCGCTTCGTCGTGACGCTGCGGATCTTCAGCAGCATGACGCAGGAGCCACAGGACGAGATCGATCCCCGCCTGATGACCGCGGTCGATGCGGTGCTGACGTACGTCTGCGGCCACTTCGCCGGCCTGACCGGCTCGCGGTACGTGGATCTCCTCGGTGCCGACGGCGAGGAGCTGGGCGTGGAGCTGGGCTACGCGGAGCAGGACAAGGCGAAGTTCCGCATCGCAGACATCACGATCCCCGTGGTGATCAATGACTGTTATCCGACCGCAGCGTAGGGAAGGAGCGAGATGGCAAAGCAGGGATCGATGGGCTCCAACGCCTACGTTGACGGGTATGACGTTGGCGGGGACGTGACGGCGCTGGGCGCGATCAGTGGAGGTCCGGCCCCCGGTGACGTGACGCCGATCAAGAAGCTCGCGTTCGAACGGATCGGTCTGGTGCGTGATGGGCGGATCGACTTCACCAGCGCGTTCAACGATGACAACGTGAGTGCGATCATCGGCGCGCATCAGGTGCTGAAGACGCTGCCCATCGCGGACCGGCTGGTCTCCTACTTCCACTCGCAGACCGTGGGCGCGACCGCGGCCAGCTGCGTCAGCAAGCAGATCAACTACGACGCCACCCGCGGCCAGGACGGCTCGCTGTTCTTCGGGGTGAATGCGCAGTCGAACGGCTTCGGGATGGAGTGGGGCGAGCAGCTCACCGCGGGCAGCAAGACGGACACCGGCGCGACCAACGGCGCGAGCATCGACTACGGCGCGGTCAGCACCCTGTTCGGGTGGGCAGCGTACGTGCACCTCATCGCGTTCACCGGCACGAGCGTCACGTTCAACGTCCAGGACAGCGCGGACAATGCCACCTTCGCCACGGTGACCGGGGGCAGCTTCTCGGCCATGACGGCGATCGGCGGCGCGCGGCTGGCCGGGGCAACCAACGCCACGGTGCGACGCTACGTGCGCATCGCCACCACGGGCACCTTCACCAACGCGGTGTTCGCCGTCAACTTCGTCCGCTACCTGACGGCACAGCCGTGATCACCATCACCTCGGAGCCCATGCGCCCGCAGCCGAAGATGGGCGTGGAGTCCTACAAGACGTATGCCGTGCGCGCCCCCCGTGGGACACACACGCGCAAGATCTCCTGTGCTGCGGCACAGTGTGTGGCCCACACGCGCGGGTGGCGCACGGTGCTCGACACGGGGCAGGCGGACCATCGGGATCTGGCGCTCTGGGTGCGCGACCACTCTGGCCGCCGCTACACCTGGACGATGGCCGGCACCGTGATCACGTTCGACTTCCCGCCGGGGCAGGAGTGCTTCGCCGGCCACGAGGAGCAGATCCGGCCGGGGATCTACGTGGTGCGGGACGGCGACCACCGGGGTAACCCGACCGGCCGCAAGCAGAAGCTGAGCGAACGCGCTTGGCTCGATGACTTCGGCGAGCACCAAGAGAGTCTCGCCGACCAGCAGAAGAGGGGTTGATCCGCCATGGCCAAGCTTCTGCTAGAGTTTCGCCATGAGCGAGAAGACTTGCACAAGGTGCGGCGAAACGAAGTCATTGACGGAGTTCTACGTCGCCAAGAATGGCAAGGCATCAGGCGGCAAGTTGGTAGTGAAGTCAGCTTGCAAAGTCTGCCAGTCAGCGGGCGCACGCAAGTGGGCAAAGGACAATCCGGAACGTCATGCACTCACGCGCTTCAAGTTCAACCTGATGCAGCGTTACGGACTAACGTGGCAGCAGTACGAAGCCATGCTTGTGGCGCAGGATCATCGCTGCGCCATTTGTGGTACAGCGGAAGAGACCAAGCTGGGGCCGAACGGAACAACGGTACGAATGTCCGTGGACCACTGTCACGAAACAGGCCGCGTCCGTGGCCTGCTCTGCAACCGGTGCAATCGTGCACTGGGGCTTCTTGGGGATAGCGTCGATTTGCTGCGAGCAGCAATCGCTTACGTAGAAAGGAAGTGATCTCCCATGGCGAAGGAGGGAGGTCTTGGCTTCAGTGTCGCGGTGGACGACTCTGCGGGCACGCCACGCACGATCAGCAACGACATCACCAACCTGACCATTGCCACGCCGCGTGGCGTCCAGGACGTGACCGGCGTGGACAAGAGCGCCATGGAGCGGCTCGTGCTGCTGGCCGACATGTCGTTCACGCCCAACGGCGTGTTCAACGACGCGGCCAACATGAGCCACGCGGTGTTCAAGACGGTCCCGAGCACGAGCGTCCTGCGCACCACCACGCTCAGCATCTCCGGCCAGACGCTGGCCGGCGAGCTGCTGTACACGGACTACTCGTTCAACCGCGGTCAGGACGGTTCGTTCACGTGGAGCGCGCCCGGCGTGCTCGCGGACGGCACCGTTCCGACCTGGAGCTGATGTGACCACCACGACGCCGGAGTCACGCGCCCGTATCGCCTACGCGGCGTACGGGCGCGTGACGGGGTTCAAGAACTTTCGGGGGGACCCGATGCCGATCTTCGATGACCTCCCGGAGCAGATCCAGGAAGCATGGAAGAAAGCGGCTAACACGATCTGGGATCTCGCTACCACCGGGCAAGCAACGATCTAACGTAGATACATTGCAACGAAGGGGCGAAGAGACGTTATGGGGTTCGTACGTAAGCGCAAGCTGTACCAGCTCGACTTCACCGGTACCGGCCTGGAGGGGCTGACCGTCAACATCCGCGGGATGAGCGTGGAGGAAGCGCTCCAGCTCTCCGGCCTGGAGCGCCTGTCCCGCAGCGAGGGCGGACCGACCGAGGAAGACGAGGCAGAGATCCGCCGAGTGTTCGACTTCGTCGCGAGCAAGATCGAGTCGTGGGACCTCGTGACCGAGGAAGGCGAGCCGGTGCCGGTGTCCGGTGCCGAGATGATGAGCTGGGACGCCGGCGATGCGTTCGCTGCCATCTCGGCGTGGCAAAGCGCGGTCATGGAGCCGCCCGCCCCTTTGGAGCGGAGATCGAGCGGTGGCAGCACCTGGCAGGGGCCACCGATTCCGATGGACGTACCGTCACCGAACCTGCCGAGCTAGCCAACGCACGCATGCTGCTGGGCATCATGCGCACCTACCAGGGCTACACGCTTTCGAGCCTGCTGGCCGAAGACGCGGAGCTGTTCCGGTTGATGCGGATCGAGGCAATGGGAAGGGAGGACGAAGACGATGGCGAATAACGATGTGATCATCAGGGTTCGCGTCAAGCAGGATGCGCGCGAGGGATTCAAGGCGGTCGGACAGGAAGCCGAGCACGCCGGCCAGCAGAGCGCGGAGAAGTTCACCAGCCGCTTCGGGACCGTCATGGGCCGAATGGGGCAACTGCTCTCCGATCCAATCAAGAAGGCCGGAGCCCACATCGGCCAGCAGATGGGCGAGCACGGCGGGCAGAACTTCGTCACCCGGTTCAAGACCATCACCGAGTCCGCCAAGGGCAAGTTCACCGAGATCGGACGCAGCACCGGCAAGGCGGTGGGCGAGGGGATTCAGGCCGAGGTGGCGGACAGCGTCGTTCGCGGGTACCGGGACGGCAACGGACGCCTGCGTGACGAGCGTGGGCGCTTCGCCCCCACCGGTAGCTCACTCGGCCGGGACGGCATCCTGCGTTCCCCCAGCGGCGGCGCCGGCGGCAAGGGCGGGGCGGGCGGTAAGGGTGGCGACGCCGGCAAGGTGGACGTAGACATCGACAAGCAGTCGCTGCTGTCCCGCATGGCCGAATGGGGAAAGGATGCGGCTAACAGTTTCTGGGGTTCCTTCTCTGGGCTGATGGGCAATTTCTTCTCCGGCGATATCATCTCGCTCATCGTCAAGTCGCTGGGCATTGCGGCCCTCGGGCTCATCATCGCTATCCCGTTGGCCGCCGCTATCTCCAGTGCCGTGCTGCTCGCTCTCGGCGGTGGCGTCATCGCGCTGGGAGTGGTCGCCGCGTTCAAAGACCCGCGTATCCAGGCGGCCGGGAACGACCTGAAGGAGCGGATGGGCAAGCTGTTCGAATCGTTCGGCAAGCACTTCCGCGGACCAGTGGAGAACTTCCTCTCCGGCAAGGACGGCAAGTCCGGGCTGAATGGCGTGATCACTTCGATGATCCCCAACTTCGAACACCTCGGACGGGTGCTCGGTCCCGTTGCTGACAAGCTTGGCAGCGGCATCGTGGGCATGCTCCAGAACATGCTGCCCGGTCTCATCGACGGTATCGAGGGCGCGGCTCCGGTGGTGGAGACGCTGGCGAAGCGCCTGCCTGATGTCGGTCAGGCGCTGGGTGACTTCTTCCGGGAGATCGGAGAGAACGGCGAGGAGGCGTCGGTGTTCTTCAATGACCTGATCAGCTTCGTCATCGGTCTTATCGATGTGCTCGGAAAGCTGATCGGCTCATTCACCCGGATGTATGCGGGGCTGCGCAATCTCATCTCGGATCTGCTCCGCGCATTCATGCAGTTCGGCACGTGGGTGATCAATATCTTCGAACACATCCTGGACGCGGCGGTGGCCGCATTCGGATGGGTGCCGGGACTGAGCGCGAAACTCGGCGTGGCGAAGGCCGCCTTCCGGGACGCACGGATCAACATCAACAATGAGCTGAACAAGATCAAGGACAAGACGGTCACGATCCGGGTGCGCGCGTTCGGACTCGCCGCGGCCAACGCAGCCGTCAACGTGGCTGAGCGGCTCAACGCCATGGGCTACGCGCATGGCGGCATCGTGGGGCAGGCGGCCAGCGGCGGTATCCGCAACGGGCTGACGATGGTGGGCGAGCAGGGGCCGGAACTGGTGGACCTGGCACCGGGCTCGCGCGTGCACAGCAACGGGGACACGCGGCGCATGCTGGCTGGTGGAGCAGGCGGCGGCGGGGGTGACACGGTGATCGAGGCGCACTGGGTCGGCAGCAGCGATCCCGTGATCAACGGCATCATGGCCGGTATCCAGTTCAAGGTACGCCGCCGCTTCGCCGGCAGCGTGCAAGCTGCGTTGGGGGCCTGATCGATGAGCGTGGACAACGTCATCACGGAGTGGTTCATCGACGGCGCGTGGACGGCGACCGTGGGCAGCGTGGACCTTGACGCACGGGTGCGCAAGAATCCCGGCGTCTCCGTCACTCGCGGCGTGTCCGATCAGCAGTCTCAGCCAACCGCAGCCGGTAGCTCGTTCGAGGTGAACAACGTCGATGGCGTGTTCACCAACCGCAACCCCACGTCACCGCTGTTCAAGAAGATCCCCCGCTACACGCCGGTCCGCCACCGCATCCCCACGGCGGCCGGGAGCATGGACAACTACCTGCTCTCGTTGCGCCCGGACGAAAGCGGCGGCGCGACCACCACGGACAAGGCCGGGCTGGAGATCACCGGAGACATCGATATCCGGCTGGACATCGAGCCCGACACCTGGAATCCGATCAACGGGTACGCGGTCGCCGGCCGCTACGTGCCCACCGGGAACAACCGGTCATGGCTGATCTGGATCGAGGACGACGGGACGCTCGCCTTCCGCTGGAGCACGGACGGCTCCACGATCGGGCAGACCAACTTCACCACCGCGCTGGGTTCCGGTCGCCGCATCTTCCGCATCACCCTGGACGTGAACAACGGGGCGGCCGGGAAGACGAGCACGCTCTACAGCGCGCCGTCGATGGCCGGCCCCTGGACGCAGGTCCAGCAGATCATCGCGGCCGGCACCACCTCCATCTACGGCTTGAGCACCGCGCCACTGGAGGTTGCCGACGTGAACGTTGGTAGCCCGATCACCGGCCACACCAAGATGTACGGCAAGGTCTACGGCTTCCAACTCCTCAACGGCATCGGTGGCACGGTGGTCGCCGACCTGGACGTGTCCAATGAGGACATCGGCGCAACGTCATGGGCCGATGCCTACGGCAACACCTGGACGCTGGGTGGCACGGCGCGCGTCGGCTCCAACCGCATCCGGCACACGGGCGAGATGGACGACGTCACCTATGCGCAGGACATCAGCGGCAACGACGTGTGGCAACCGATGCGCACGCTGGGTGCGCTCAACCGCATGC